GATGATAGATCAGGCCAGTTAGTATAATCCCATGTTAAGGAATCTTTTATATAATTAGCTACAAGAAAATTATTTGAGAATGTTTGTAATGGGTCACCGTTCTTAGGTATAACTGCTAACTTTATTTCATATGTACCAGGCCAGTTATATGTATGAGGTTCACTTATTAGTAAGTTATTTTTTACTTGAGTAACTTCAACTTCAGTACCATCTCCAAATTGAAAGAATAAAGAAAATTGGTTTAATATACTAGCTGGTTGTATATTAGTTACTGTAGTTACAGTACAAATAATAGGAGTAGCATAGGTGAACCCGCTCACAGCTGTAGTCAGCGTGTCAGCTACTCTTATGGTAAACCCTGGGGAGCTAATATAGTTTGAAACACTCATAGTAACCGCTTATTAAATAGTTATTACTGATGTATCTTGCGTTACATCGGAAGTAACAATAATGCGATTTGAAAAATCGTTAATGTCGCTAAAATATAGAGCTTGGAAATCTTCAAGCTGGTAATTTTTTGCAGTAATTGTAATATCGTTGCTAGGATAAGATGGGTTCCATACTACTAGAGAAACACCTTGTATAATTTCTCCAGTATCTAAACGTTGAGTGTAAACGCTATTAACTCCGTTTATGCTCTCTATTTGTGCAGTTAAGTTAACAAGGTTAATATTATAACCTAATGTTAACATAGTAGGATCAAAAAAAGACTGTACTATACCAGTTATTTTATTCTGTATAAGCTGTGTAGATATTTTTGCAGTACGATCAAGCTTTACTACTAATCTTGTTTGAGAAATAATTGTGTTGATGTCTGTTTCGGTTCCGTTTCCGTAGCCTGTTGTTACAGCTTTATAAATAGGATCCATTACTATAATATCTGAGGTAAGGGTTTTCTTATCTGCGGCTGTATTTATAATAAGAGACTTTTGTGCGGGTGTAAGATAATTTACGTAATTGTTTGTATTTAATTGAGTAGCTCTAGGTAGAGCGTATATGTAAACATTATTAAAATTACATGCAGTTGAAAACGCTAATTGATTATATAAAACTCTATTGTCTTGATTAGGCTGCGTTAAACCTATATTGTAAAGGTAACGTATATGATTGTTTATGTAATCGTTGTTACTATATACTATAGTATCTTGTACGATGTTATTAAACGTAGATTTAATAAAGTTTTGATAATCTTGAGTAGTAACTAATCTATATTGAGATTTAAACGCTCCTGGAGCATTAGCACGTATACTATCAGCATTCTCTGCATCTGTATACACTGTTGATGGGTTATTGTTATCAAACTGTAATGTAGTTATGTTACTATCAGTTAAGTATTGTAGATCTGGACTGAACACGTCTGCTTGTATAGTACTAAATTGAGTAGTATTATATATAACAGCAGGTAAGCTGTTTAAGGCATGTGCTCCAATTTCTCCATCAGTACCTAGGGATTGTAAATAATAAATTGCTACAGTATCGCCGGCATTGAGTTGTAAACCATTTATACCGTTACCGAATTTGAGTTCGTAATTTTGACTTTCATTTAATCTTGCTTCGTAGCTTGTAGACGTTGCGTTTTCAAGATATAAAGATTCAGTACGCTTCCATTGCGTCCATTTATTAGTCTTAACACTGTTTACATATACATCAATGTTAAAATGATCAACGTTAACATTACTACCAGGTGCTACAAATATTACTTCATTAGTTACCCCTAATGCGGTGTATAACGGATACTCAGTCCATTTACCTTGGTAAAGTAGCGTTTGATTGCCCACACTTTCTAAATACTGGTTAGCAGTTAGAGTTTTAGTAAAAGTAATATCTGCATTAAATGAGTATGGTGCGTTATTAACTCTTATAAACGAATAACGTGGTATAGTATAAGAACCGGTTGTTAAGTCACTAGTAGCAGAACAAGTAAACGTCGCTGTAGCTGTTTGTTTACCTATAGGAGAATAATTAATTATTTTTACAACTCTGTTTATGTTTTCATATATTTGAGAATCACTAAACATACCTTCAGACGAAGTTTTGTTTAGATAAAACATAAATGTATGAAAGGAATATGCTATTATGTTTGTAATAGCGGTAATATTAGAACCTTCTAGATATTGATCAGTAAACAAACCGCTTTGTGTTAAACGGTTACGCATGAAATCTCTAAGATTGGTCGCGTCAAACGCAATATATTCGTTTGGCTGTATATTTAATGCTGATGCGTCTGTGTATGTAGTTGACATCTTTAGGAAAGAGTGTAGCCTGTTTTATTTAAAACTCCAGGAATTCTGACATTCTTGTTGTTTAAGTAAGGCATAGTTATATTTAAGTCGATGTAATAGGTTTGCTCGTCTACATTAAAGTTAATGTTTATATTTTGTACGGTAACACGAGGCTCATATACTGTTAAACCGTTAAGTATTGCCTTGCCTATAAGATTGCCAGTTGATTGGGATACAGGTTCAAACAAATACTGGGTAAGGTTTAAACCGTATAATGGATTTAATAAGTTTTGACCTGGTAAAGTATTGAACAGAGAATTAATCGAATTTTTTATAGCCGCTTCGTCATAATCTGTTGTTATATCCTTAACAATAGGATTACTAAAGTCTAAATGTAAATCCGAGTAAGTATAGTTATTGGTTATAACAGTAACTCGTTGTAAACCTGTAAAACTTAAGGATGGCATTGTAAAATACTTAGGGAAGGAGTAAGTAATATCATCATATGAAAAACAGTAAGTTTAACTCTTTATTCCAGGAAGCCTACTCGCGTTACACAAAAGGTAACGGTTTTTTAGTAGGTGATGTCGTTAAATTAAAATCCGGCTACGAGAATCTAGAGAGTTATAAAAAATTAGGTGAAAACGTTAAACAACGTATTAAAGATATAATCAGCACCGGTAACAATATCCGTGTAGGTAAACTACACAATACAGATGTTGCTGCTAGATATAGCGCAGACAATACAGATAGCGCACAAGCTAACCTTGCTGACTGTTACGAAGAAGCTTCTCCAGGTTTCTGGCGCAACTTAATTACTATTCCAGTTGAATGTTTAGAAGAAATTAATACTGGTGCCAATTTAGCCCCTGTTCCAGAAGGACAAAGAGACACTAAGGAACGTGTTGCCGGGCCTGAAAAAGTAGGCAAACATAAATGGCATAAAGGTAAAGCTATAAACGATCAAAACGAACTCGGTAAAAAACAAAACTGGGTTAAAGGCGGCGACTATAAATTAGGAGAAAAGAATACTGAGCTTCCTCATTCAAACAAATACAATGATGAATTGCCTCCTAAAGTAAAAGATTTAAAGAAAGTAAAAGAGTTAAAAGAATCTGCTACAAAACTATCTGAGAATGCTTTAGACAGTCTTTACATTAAAATTCTCAATGAAGATGTGGGCGCAGAAGGTCAAAGTGCCAATGGCTCTCTTGATAGTGGTGACCAGTTAGCTGGTAACCCTCAAATGCAATCTGAAGAACGAAAAGGTGTAATAATTAATGGTAAAGAAGTTGATATGAATACTATAGAAATAGATGATATCGACATGCACGATTACCCTGACTTTTCAGATGCTTTTGTTTCGAAAGCACAATTTGTTGATGGTACACCACTAACTGATGATGAATTAGAGGAACTACAAAATAATGTCGATGTTAACAGTTTAGCACATGATACATTACATGAAACGAAACCGTCTTCTGTTGAAGAGAAGGTTTGCCCTATTTGTGGTAAAGATGTATGTATGTGCAAAAAAGAAGAATCAATATCTCAAGATATTAGCTTCAAAGGTCCAAAAACATACCTACCAGGGGGCGACGTAAACGATCCTGCTTCAGCTATTAAAGCTTCTAAAATCTCACACCACGGAAGCTAAAGCAATAAGACAGGAGAAGAAATTAATCTCTTGATCCATTACTAAAGCACTTCGATAAAGATATTCAGAGACTTGCAGCAATGCAAGTCTTTTTTTATCTTCTGGAATAGAGCTCTTATACACTGCATTAAACAAGTCTTTCATTAACTTAGGATAATCGTTTCCAAAGGTTTGTTCCGACTCTATAACGAATTTACGTATAGACGTAAGGTCTTCTTTGTTCACGGTTTTATCCAGGATCTCTTGTGCGAATCCCTCATTATTAATTGTACTGCTAATAGACAATACACCATCAACGACACTACGTTGAATATAGTTAATAATTCTTCGTAAATCCGGATAGTGATAACGAATAACCTCTTTGATCTTCTCTATTTGTTCTTTATCTACCTGTATCTTTTCCTGACGGAGAATGAAACCTATTCGTTTAGCATATTCTCCAATAGGAGGAGTAAAATCAGTGAAAACTTGGCATCGAGACTGAATCGGTTGGATAATACGATGTAAATAGTTGCCAGTGAGGATAAAACGGGTATTACCAGCATACTCTTCCATAACATTACGCAGAGCTCTTTGACCGGCATCAGTAAAGTTATCAAACTCGTCCAGAAAGATAATCTTAATTTTGCCATCCAGGCTCTTAGTTTGAGCAAACGAAAGAATAGAGGATCTGACTTCGTCGATACCGTTCTTTTCGCTCGCGTTAATGTAGAGGTACTGTGCATCGAGTAATTCATTTATAATAACTTTAGCTAATGTAGTTTTACCGGTACCCGGGTTACCTACAAGTAATAGGTTAGGTATTTCTTCTTTTCGTTTACATTCTTCTACAAATGCACGTAAAGACTCAGATAGAACCATATCGGCTAATTTAGTTGGCCGGTATGCTTCTACCCATATATTCATTAACTGTTCGTTAATTGTCATTATTTCTTTTTAGGTTTAACCGAAAAACCACCATCTGGATCTGGTACTATTTCAACCTCTGTAGGTTTAAGACCGCTTGCCTTTTTGTTATAAACTTCTGCAGCATTAGCTGGTTTATCAGATGAACCGAAACCTTTATCGCCACGTTTAGTTTCAGTTACCTGATCAGCCCATTCCACATCTGCTTGAATTAAAGGATATACAATAAGTTGTGCTACTTTATCACCAGCAATAAATGTTTGCGGTACGTCGCTAAAGTTGTACAACTTAATACCCATATCACCTCTATACGGATTATCAATAATACCGAAATGAGGGAATATACTCTTTTTAAAGCCTACACCAGATCGACCTTCAACACGAATCCAATAACCAGGTGTAATATAAGCTAGTTTAAGACCTACAGGTGCTACAGCCCAGCCTTTAGCGGGTACAACTACTACATCTGTACATGTAAGATCTAAACCGGAATCTCCTGTATAAGGATCTGAATGATTAAACGAAGGTAATACAGCATTATCTGCTGTTTTTACGAATTTAATTGTGACTGGGAACATAATGGGTGATTATACTATATAAACT